GGCGCCGAGGTCGTTGACCTGGGCCGGGACGCCCGCGACGACGTTGACCTGCAAGACACGCTCCGATACCTGATCGACAGCCTTCCCGAAGCTGGCGGGCTCGAGGATCTTGACCAGCCGCGAGTTCTGTTCTGCCCAGAGGGGCGGGCCTTCCGTAAGCGTCCGCTCTACTGGATGCTCCTCGAGAAGTTCCCGAGGTCCGCCGTCAAGTCAGGCGTCATCTGCTCGACGCTCCGGGCCATTTCTTGCACCAACCGCGTGATCTCGTTCGAGGGGACTGTCCGTCGTGTCTGGCTCGCTCCCGAAAAGTGGCACGAAGATCCGACCGACTCGTAACCCGTTTACGACCCCTATATACGCGCGCGCATGAGCCAATTCGATCCCGTACACACTGCATGTCAGCGTACACCCCATTTTTTACATTCGTGAATGTAAGTAAACCACTCCCCCAACACCTCGCAGATCACACGGTCAATACTACAAAAACACTCCAAGTGAGTGTTTACGAGTCCGAATCCTGCCCCACGCGCGCGCGTATAGGAGCCGTAACTTGAGCTTACAAAACCGACCTGACAAACTGGGCCGCAACCTGACCGTAATCTTCGGCCCGCCGGGCACCGGAAAGACGACCAGGCTACTCGACATCCTCGACGGACTTTTGGCCGAGGGGGTTCCGTCAACTGCGGTGGCGTTCGTGTCCTTCACGAAGGCCGCCCGGGCGGAGGCCGTCGAGCGGGTCGGCCGGCGGTTCAAGCTGACGCCCGAGGATCTCCCATGGTTTCGGACGTTGCACTCTGCGGCCCGGTACTTCATCCCCGGTAAGGTCACGGTCATGAAGAGTGCTCACTGGCGGGAGTTCTGTAAGAAGTACCACTACACCCTGACCGACGTGAACATGTCGGAGGAGGACGACCCGACCGTGCTCCCGCAACTGACGGAGGACGACGAGATCCGGGCGGCCATCTCTTGGGGTCGGCTGCGGTGTTTGACCTGGGATCAGACGCTCCGACAGGTCAAGCTCAACGTGCCTGCGCTCCGGGCCCGGGCCTTCAAGACCGCGCTCGACACCTTCAAGGCGGCAAACTCGCTCATCGACTTCGAGGATATGCTCGAGCTGGCGAACAACATGCCGGATGCGAAGCCGTTGGTGAAGGTCGCGATCATCGACGAGGCGCAAGACCTGAGTCCTTTGCTGGCCAAGACCGTTCACCACTTCTTCAGGGAAACCGATACGGTCTATGTGGCCGGCGACGACGACCAAGCGATCTACGAGTTTCAGGCCGCCGATCCGTCGTGGCTGATGGGTATGCGCGAGGTAGCAGACACGGTACAGCTCCTCGGGAAGTCCTACCGCATTCCTGCCGTGGTTCACACGATGGCCCAGAGGATCATCGGCCTGAACAAGTTTAGGGTGCCGAAGGAGTACACCCCGCGCGAGGAACAGGGCCACATCTTCGCGGCCGAAACCATCGGGTCAGCCGCCAACCTGATCCCTGCGGCCAACGGTGGCTCGAAACCGCGATCCGTGTTCGTGCTCGCGCGCAACTGGAAGGGCCTTGAAACGGCCAAGGACTACGCGCTGGCGAACGCCATCCCGTTCAGCACGATCAAGCAGAACAGCGCGCCGCTCGATCAAGACACCTGGGTTCGTGGGCTCAACTGTGCCATCGCGCTCCAGCGCCACGAGGACGTGTTGCCGGCCGACTTCGCCGCGCTTCTGGAAAGCATCCCGTCTCGGGTCAAGGGCGGCCCGTCTCTGGTCCCCTTCGGAATCAAGGACGGCAAGAACGGGGTGAGCCAACTGCCGAAAGGCATCCCGCTCACTCGGGAGGATATCGCAACCCGCTGGGACCTGACCAGGTTCTTCGATGTTCTCGACCAGGATGGCCCGGTTGCCGTCTTCCAGAAGCCTGCCCGGAAGTGGCCGCTGACACCCGAGGAAGTCAAGCAGACGCGCGACTACTTCGGCAAGGTGATCGCTCGATACGGGTCGCTCCCAAAGCCGCTTTGGTTCTTCTCCAGCGCGCACAGCGTCAAGGGGTCCGAGGCTGATGTGGTCGTGCTCATGTCGGACATGTCGAAAAAGAGTTACGAGTCCCTGACCCGGGAAGGCATCGCTAAGGCCGAGGCTGAGAATCGGCTGGCTTACGTCGCTGTGACCCGGGCAAGGCGCGGGCTGATCCTCGTCGCTCCGACCGGGCAGAGGGCCTATCCTTACGGGCAACTGGCCAGAGGGCTGCTGTCAGACCCCAGAGCTGTTCAGGCAGAGGCTACGATGGCGGAACGGGCCGAGCCGGTCAACATCCTGCCGGACTTCGCGGTCCCGACGAAGCCGTACCTGAACGCAGCTGAAAAGCTGGTGATTCCCTTCGAGTGCGAACTCAAGTACCGATGGTGGGCAGGGGGGCAGTCGATCATCGAAACCCTGTTCGAGATCGGGGCGCCGCCGCACGTGATCGCACGCTACAATCAGGAGATAGGTCGATGACCACGATCCGCAACGTCCCGCTCGCAGAACTCCTCACGCAGACGCCCGAAGCCTGCCACACGCTCGGGATGCAGGCAGCCGAGTGGCTAGGCTCGCACCCGGTCGCCCCGCCGCCGCCCGTGGCCGGCTGGCCCGAGGTGTACAGCCTCACCGCCGAGCCCGAGATCCGCCGCGCCTACTCCCGCGCTCTCGAGCACGTCCGCGACACCTGCGGCCCCACCGACCGCGACACCGCGCCCCGACGCTACGCCGAGGCCCTCGAGCGCCAGTGGCTCGCCTCGATCAACGGCGGCACCGCGCTACCCTACGTCGACCCCGCCCGCATCGCCCGCGCCGAGCACTATCGGAACGTGGCGCTCGAAAGGTGGAGTTCCAGCCTGCCCGGCCCCTCCGCAGGCGCCGCAGGCGAGGACGGTGCCGAATGAGTGCTCAAGAGCTGCGGAATCGAGCGTATCTTGGTGAGGCAGAGGCGAGCCGCGCGCTTTTGTCTGGTATCGGTCCTGTGCAAATCGGCGAATGGCTCTCTGTTGCCGAGCGTTTTCACCGACTGGCTGATCGGGCCGATGTTGCCGAGAGTCTTGTCATCCAACGGAGGTACACGTGCGACGACACGGAAGAGGGGGCCGACAAATGACCCGCCACGCGCCCCCCCGCCCCGGCTGGCCGCAAGATCGCCCCTCTCGCCGTATCCCACTGGCCCCTCCCCCCGCTGAACGCAAGCCAGAGGTCCGCGTCGAGGAACACGACGGCGCGCTCTACCTCGTCGGCCACGGCTGGAACCGCATGCTCTGCCGAACCTGCTCCGGCTTCGCCTGCACCTCCCACCTCGGCCACGCCGCCCCGTGCGTCCACTGCGGAGCAACAGGCTTCGAGCCCTCAAACCCGCACTCCTCCGGCTGGGGCTGGCCAAAGTGATCCCGCTGCGATAGACTGACCGATGACGTCCAGTCGCCCACGAAAGATCATGCGCTCTCCCGCCGAGGTCTCTGCCCTCCTCGAGCGTAACTATGGCCTCGCCCGCTACGTCGCAGTTCACGCCTCGCTTCCGCGGCCGGCAGTTTTTGACCGTAAGGACGCAGAGACGGTCGCCGCTACTGCTCTCGCCCGGGCGCTGCACACCTGGGACGGCAGACGCTCTCTCTCGTGGTACGCCTTCCCTCCGATGCGCGCCGCCGTGCGTCGTGAAGCTGCCGCCCACGCCAGCGTCACCTACGCACCAACTCCGCGTACAGGCCAGACCTTGGCTCAGAGGCTCCAGTCCTTCGGTCTGACCGAGACCGATATCGACCTCGAGGCCCGATTGGCCGTTGACCATGAGCACACGCCATCACCCTGCCGAGCCGCGGAACGTGAGGAGTTCTGGCGCATCGCCAGGTCGGTCTGTCGTGATGACGTCGATCTCGCGATACTCGATGGGCTCGCCCGCGGCAGCACTTACGCGATGATGGCGGAGGACTCTGGAGTGTCGACCTTCACCGTTCACGCCAGGCTACAGCGCCTTCGGCCTGCGCTCGCAAGGGTTCTCTCGGCCTTCCTAACGCCCGGCGCTAGATTCGGGTGAATGTGGGCGCAAGAAAAGCAATACCGTGGCTGGCCATCGAGCGGGAGTATGTTCGTGCTGAAGTCGACGTCAGCATGCACTCGCTCGCAGACAAGTACGGAAGCTCACATCGCCAGATCGAGCGCAAATGCGCGGTCGGAAACTGGACGGAAAAGCGGCGTAAGTGGAGAGAAAGGCTTCAGGGGGCGGATGATGCCGCCGGACTTTCGGTTGTCGCTGCCGTTTCCATCGACTACGCCGAGAGGATTGTCGAGGCTCGGGAGCGATACGCAAAGGTCTTCCGGGAGCGTTTCAAGCAGATCGACGCAGCCTTCAAGGCAAAGGGATCGGCTCTCGATCACCAGGAGGCAAGCCAGTACCTCTCTGCCCTCTCTCGTGCTGCCGAGGCCGAGCGCTCCGCTCTTGAGTGGGAGCCGGTGAAGCATGGCATCGAGCCCGGCGCAGGAGATGACGGCGCTACCGCTGACGACATTTGTCAGCGCGTGCTCGACGCTGCCGCCAAACTCCCGGGCGATGGCGATCCGGGAGCGGCTTCGGGCTGACCCTCTGCTCTTCGCGCACGTCTGCTGGCCCGAGGAGATGGAGACCGCCAGCGCGCCGTATCAGGCGCAGATCATGCGCCCGCCTCAGAACGACCTCCGCGAGGCGATCACGACGTTTCGAGGCGGAGCCAAGACCTCCCTGGCCCAGAAGCGGCTGGCTCACGGGCTGGCCTTCCGCAAGCCGTGGGCTCGCTTCGGGCTCTACATCTCGGCGTCGAAAGACCTGGCGACGGAGAAGCTCGACAACATCCGCGACAGCCTCGAGTGTGACGCGGTGCGCCGGCTCTTCGGGGAGCCCTTCCCTCGCGGCCATCACGCCAGCGACGAACTGCTCACCAACTGGGGCCAGCGGGTGATCGCCCTCGGCGTCGGGGCGAAGTTCCGCGGCTTCCTGTGGCACGGCTCTCGCCCCACGTTCGCCATCCTCGACGACATCGAGGCCGGGCGCGAGGAAACCAGCGCGGCCGACCGCCAGAAGGCGATTGTCTGGTATCAGCGGAAGCTGTCCTACGCGATGGCCCCGGGCGGTGTCATCATCGCCATCGGGAACAAGGTTCACGACGATGGGTTGATGGCGTTCCTGCTCAAGAATCCTCGATGGCAGCGGCTCATCGTGCCCGCCGTCAACCGATGGCCCGACCGGGCGGACTTGTGGGAGGAGTGCCGCCGCATCTTCTGCCGGCTGGAGGATGAAAACCGCGGAGATCGGGCCCGGACGTTCTTCGGGCTGAACCGGACGGCGATGACTGCCGGCGGCGATCTTACCTGGCCAGCCCGCCTCGACTGGCTCACGGACATTTACGTTCCGCGATGGTCTGACGGAGAGGGCGCTTTCCTCGCCGAGATGCAGTGTGACAGCACGCGCACAGGCATCGGCTGCATCCGGCCCGATGCGCTCTGCTGGGAGGAGTGGCGCGCCGCCACGCTCGTCGGGGATGACGGATGGAAGGTCACTCGCCTCGACATGCGGACGCTCGGCTTTCTCGACCCTGCTGGCGGCACTGGCGGAGGTGACTACTCGGCCATCGCCTGCATCGGCGTGGATCAGGTCGGCTACAAGCACGTCCTCGACGCCTCGCTCTCCCGCGACCGCGAGCCCTCGCGCCAGGTCTCGGACTGGTGGGATATGGCCGAGCGATGGGGCTGGACGTGGGGCGGCGTCGAGTCTGACCAGTACAAGGCGATCGAGCGGGCGCTACGTGAGGAGCAGGACCGGCGCCGGCAGGCGGGCCGACACTGGCAGACGACGATCCTCCCTATCACGCAGCGAGAGAAGAAGGAGCGGCGCCTTGCCGGGCTCGAACCGCCCATCTCGAACAAGTGGCTACGCTTCGTTCGAGGCCTGCCCGAGCAACTCATGACGCAACTCTACGCCGTGCCCAATGGCTCGCACGACGACGGGCCGGACGCGCTCGAGGGAGCTCTCCAGGTCGCCCGGAAAGTGGGAATCTGACGATGGCCGAACTCTCTGACACGATGTTCAGCGTGGTCCTCCCCGGGCAGTACGAGACCGAGGGCGGCGGGGAACTCTGGCCGCCCGCCGAACTCTATCGACGCCGTCAAGTGTACGCGCGGAACATGATGCTCTATCGTGGGGAGCACACGGAGCTATTCAAGAGCCTTCAGCCCGAGGCGTTGAGTGGTTCGAGTGACCCGGCGATGCAGCGGTACCGGGCCGCGCTGATGTCGTTCAACCTGCTCCGCAAGTCCTGCCACTCTCTGGCCGACCTGATGTTTCGCGAGACACCGATCCTCGATGCTGGCCGGGCCCCGGAGGCACAGGAGGCTATCGACCGCATCGCCACGCGATCGGCCCTGGCCCGGACGCTCTACAAGATGGCGCGCAGCACGATCCCGGTGAAGGGCGATGGCGTGCTGAAGGTGACGATCGACTCGACTGGCAGCGCGATCGTGTCCAGCGTTCCGCCGGAGCTTGTCCACTTCGACGTCGACGAGATGGACGGCGAGAAGTTCGAGCGAGCAACCATCGGCGTCATCGTGCGCGACCACAGGCCAGGCCGGGGATGCCGTTCTCGTTTGCTCCGCAAGGAGATCCACGCACCCGGAACGGTCGACCTGGAACTCTACGAGATCACGGCAGAGGGCGACGAGAAGGCTGGCATGTACCGGGTCGGAAAGATGGTCCCGCTCGCGGCGGCCTACGACATGGGCGACGAGATCCCTCCCGAGCACTACGACACCGGGCTCAACGTACCGACGATCTGGAAGCTCCCGAACATCGAGGTTGATGGCCAGTTCGTTGGCGAGAGCGACTTCACGGTGACGGCGGTTCAGCTCCAGCGGGCAATCACGACGCTGCTGGAGGACTGGTATCGGAACGTCTTGAAGCGGTCGTACGGCGGCACCGACGTCTTCCCTCGGGCGATGGAGGGGATGACGGCTCCTGGCCCCATCGTCGAGGCGAGCCGCTGGGCGAACGTCCGCAGCGCGTCAACGATGATGTCTGGCCGGGCGCGAACTATCGACCGCAGCAAGCTAGATTGCATCTTCGAGGACAAGGACGACAAGGGGGTTGCCAGGCACTTCTCCGTCGAGAGCACTCACGAGTCGGTCTCGCGCTTGTGGGAGCGGCTGGTTAAGGCGCTCGCCTACGAGCTAGGGTGCGACGTCAACGCGCTCTTCGAGAGCATGGGCCAGATAGCAATCAGCGGCCGGGCGTTGCAGTTTCGGCTTGCGCCGAGCCTGTCAATCGTGGCTGCGAAGACTGTATTCCTCGTGCCGATTCTCGAACAGGTCATCTTTGCCGCTCAGGTGTTCGAGCAGTTTCACCGCACCGCCACGAAGGCAACGAAGCCGGCACCGTACAAGCCCGTAACGCCTCGCGTCGAGCTTCGCCACGGCTTGCCTCGTGACGAGGAGGCAGAGGGTAACGTGGCTGCGGCGCGCATCGGGACCGGGACGCTCTCCCGCAAGAGCGCGATCAAGCGGCTCGACAACACCGACGACCTCGGGGCCGACGAGGAACTCAAGCGCATCATCGACGAGGAGATCCGCTTTGGAGCGGTGAAGGCCGACCTTTACCAGACCAGCTCGGGCGTGATGGCCGGGCGCGAGGATGCGACCCCTGGAGGACCCGCAACGGCCGAGAGCCTGATGGCTCGCGACGAGAAGCTCTCGGCGGCGCAGTCTAGCGATGATGCCGATGCCGAGGACAAGGCCGAGCAGGAAGACCCGAGCGGCCTGATGGCGTGACGCTGTAGCCGATGCCCACGCCGACCACTCACGGCCCGAGCCAGGCACACGCGAAGGCCAGGCAGGAGATCGCCGCGAAGGCCGAGACCTTGCGTGGGATCTTCGCCACGATGCAGACGCGGCTACAAGCGATCATCGACAGTCCGAAGGCCAAGGCCGGGGACGTGATGGTCGCCAAGAGCCTGCTCGCAGAGGCCCGTCAGATCACCGGGACGGCGCAAGACAAGGCGCGGCGCTGGGTCAGCGAGAACTTGACGAACGCAGCCAAGCTCGGCGTGAAGACCGCGGACCTAGCGACAGAGTCAGGCGGCGTCGAGCCGGTAGACAACCTCACGATGATCAACGAGAAGGCTGTAAAGAAGGCAATCAAGGATACCTTCTCGGACATCGCTGGGCAGACCGAGCAGATCACCGAGCGGATGACCGATGTGCTCCGCAGCAAGGCGGCGCAGGTGGTTCGGCAGGCCGTGGCCCGCGGGGCGCACCCGAGCACGAGCAGCCGTGAACTGCTCGATGCGCTCGTGGCCGAGGGCTTCACGCCACAATCAGCCTTCGATCAGCTCAAGAAGTCGATGAAGGATCTCAGCCCAAAGGACCGCGGCGAGGCGTTGCGCGACCTGGTTGACAGCGGGAAGATCACGGCGTTCGTTGACCGCGCCGGCCGGGTATGGGAACCGGCCGATTACGTGCAGATGGTCGCCAAGACCAAGCAGGCGATCCTGTACAACACGGCGAACACGGCACGGCTCAAGCAGAACGGGCTCACGCTCGCGCAGTTCACCAAGACCAAGGCGCATGTCGATCCACTCTGCGGCCCGTTCCAGGGTCTCATCGTCGCACTGACGAAGGAAGCGGCCGGGCGGCTCGGGCTTGCGGTGCTCTCAGACTGCCTCGGTGGCGGACCCCCGTTCCATCCCAACTGCCAGCACGCAACCATCGGACGCGTAGAGGCGCTGGTGTCGGATGCCCAACTTGAGGCGGCGCGCGAACAGACGACTCGGATTCGTCCACTTCTGGGCATCGACGACCCGCGCGAGTTCCGGCTGAAGGCGATCGATCTCGGCTTCTGATCGCGCCTAACGCCTCGCGCTAGTTTCTGGCGAGCGGTGCCCCGCTGCGTGTCGGGCTATACGGCGTGACGGGCTGGCAGGGCGGCGCAGGAGGACACGAGATGACCGACCCGACGACCACACCCGCACCCACCGACATCGCAACTCAGGCCGCCGCCGCTCCGGCTGGAGGCGTCACGCTTCCGGCCGAGACGACCGTGCAGCCCAAGGGGGGCGACGTCGGGAAGTTCAGTCAGGCCGACATCGACGCGGCGATCAGCAAGGGGTACGAGCGCGGCATGGCCAAGCTCAAGGCCGATGCCGAGGAGTCTGCGGCCAAGCAGCGCGGCGAGTTTGAAAGGCTCTACAACGACCTCAAGCCGAAGGCCGATCGCCTCCCGGCTCTCGAGGAACGCGCCAAGGGGATGCTGCTGGCCACCGTGCCGGAAGCGTTCCGCGACCTGTTGCCCGATGGCCCGCTCGAGGCGCAACTCGACTGGGCGCAGAAGGCGCAGGCAAAGGGCCTGTTCACGCCGGCAGTAACGCCCGCTCCGGTCAAGCCCACGCCGGCCGGTCAGCCCACGAAGCCGGCCGACGCCGCCGCATCCCAGGCGAACGGCGCCCAGACCGAGCCCGAGCCGATCACCACGGAAGACCTCCGCGACCTGACCGCCGAGAAGCTCGCGAATCCCGAGTTCAAGAAAAGACTTCTGCACCAACTGACCAAGCAGCGGCGCGCCTGAGTGGCCGACCGCGACACGAAGGAGCAATAGCACATGGCCACCGGCACGATCAACGTCACCTCCGAGAGCGCACAACTCGTCACCGCACTCGCCATCGAGTCCCTCGGACCCCTCTCCAACTTCACCGTCATGCCGGGTCTTGTGAAGACCTACCGCAGCGACGCCTACAGCGTGAAGGGCAAGAGCGTCACCGTGCCGATCCGCGGCGTCGTCGCAGTGCAGGACGTCACGCCCGGGACCGCCGTCGACCCCGAGGCCGAGAGCGGTTCCAGCGCCGTCGAGGTCGTGCTCAACAAGCACAAGACCGTCGACTTCGTCATCGAGAACCGGCTGCTCGCCGAGTCGAGCGTTGACTACATGGCGGGCTACCTTCGCGATGGCCTGGCCAAGCTGATGGACAGCCCGGACGCCGACCTGCTCACGCTCGCGCAGACGCTCTCGACGAACTCGACCGGGACCGCCGGGGCCAGCATCAACCAGACCACGGTGGCTCAGATCCAGAAGCTCTTCATCGACAACAAGGTGCCGCCCTTCCAGCTCTGGAACGGCGACCTCGCGATCATCGTGGGCTCGAAGGACTACAAGGCCATGCTTCTCGACGAGGACATGGTCACGGCCTTCAACCTCGGAGAGACGCAGCTCCCCGGCCCCCGCCGCACGGGCGAGATCGGCCGGCAGTTCGGCATGCGCTTCTACGTCGATCAGAACGTCACCAGCACGGGCTCGGCGCCGGTCTGCTACTACAACCTCGCGCTTCACCCGGACGCCCTGGCGCTGGTCACGGCCCGCATCGCGCCGCCGATGAATATCCCGTTCCAGTACGTCACGCTCCAGATGAATCCGACCCTGCCGGTCGGTGGGAACAACCAGCTCGAGGCGCTCGTGACCTACTCCGACGACGTCAGCCGCCGCGGCATCCGGGTCACGATCGACATCCTTTATGGCGTGAAGATCCTCCGGGACGCGCTGGCCATCAAGGTTCTCTCCTGATCTGCTCTCACTGACCAACCACCGCGATGGCCCCGGGTTCGCGCCCGGCCAGGGGCCTGCGTGATCGGGCGCAGGAGTGCAGCCAACCATGAGCTATCCCGTCCTCGACTTCCATCCGAGCGCCGCCAGGACCGCGAGCGGCTACGCCACCGGCAACGCTAGCGACGTCGCCCGTTTCGCCACGTGCGATATCGCCGTCGTCGTCAGCGCCGTCACCGGCACCAACCCGACGCTGGACATCACCGTCGAGCAGACCCTCGACGGCTCTAACTACTTCGTCACCGACACGTTCAGCCAGTTCGTCGGCACGGGCTCCGCGCTCAAGCAGAGCGTCCGCGTCAGCGGATCGACGATGCGGCTGCACTACGTCATCGGAGGGACCGCTACTCCGACGTTCACGTTCGACGCGCGGGCGAGCTTCAAGAAGTGATGGCCCGCCGCAAGACAGAGGACGAGGCCCCGGCCACGTCCAGCCCGGTCATCTGCTACGGCATGCAGGTGGTCGAGCGCTTCAACCACCCCGAGCCGCCGCGTGACGTGTTCTCGGAGTCCGCGCTGCCCCCAGGCCGCCGGCTTCCTCGAGTGCTTTCCGGCGGCGACGTCCTGATGATTGGCCCGAACGGAGCCGACATCGTCGTGCATCCGGTGAAGGATGAGAAGGCCGTTGAGAGACTGCTCTCGGAGGGCTGGCACTTCGTCAACGCCTGATCCGCCATGGCAACTACTGTCACCGTTACCACGACGCCGGAGACGGCCCGGAACGCCTTCGTTGGCGTCACCGCGGCCGATGCTCTCGTGCTCGAACGGTACGGGGCGGACGCCGATACCTGGCGGGCCCTCACTGGCGACAGCGGGACTGACACCAAGGCCCGGCTGCTGATCACGGCCTCGCGCCAGATCAGCGCCGGGCGATGGCAGGGCGTCAAGACGGCGAGCACGAACGCGCTGGCATGGCCGAGGTCGCAGATCGAGAGCGATGACGAGCAGTACACGACCGACACGATCCCGCCCGAGGTCGTGCGCGCCACCATCTGGCAAGCGCTCTACTTGCTCTGCGGGCGGGACGCGGACGCGAAGGCCCAGCGCGACGGGCTGCGCTCGACCGGAGTAGGCGGCGTTTCCTTCGCCGGCCGAGACACGGACATCTGCCCCGAGGCTCTATCGGAACTCGCCGGATGGCGGGTGTTCGGAGCTGAGATCGTATGAAGAACGACACCCTTTTCAGCTCTGCCACCGTCACGTCCGGGTCCGGTGTCACCAGCAGCACAAAGGACGTTAGTGGGTACGAGAACCTGATCATCTGGCTTCTCGTGAGTGCTGCAAGTGGTACGCTCCCGACGCTTGACATTACCATCGAGCACTCGCCGGACGGTACGAACTGGTATCCACTCTTCACGATTCCGCAGATCACAGCGGCACTCACTCAGGCTTACCACGTCCTTGGGAGCGCGGACCCGTTCGGCCAGTACCTTCGCGGCAAGTACACCGTAGGCGGGTCCGGCCCGAGCTTCACCTTCTCACTCGCCACGACCGCCAAGACGCGGGAGGCGTTCGCCTGATGGCGTGCTCGCGTTTCCATAGCACGCGCTACTTCCTCTCGACGTGCAGTGTCACGAAGAGGCGCTCGACGGGTCACACCGGGGAGCCGTCCGGGTCGACGGTGGCCACGTTCCGCTGTGCCGACCAGAGCCGGAAGCAACTCAAGCGGCGTCTCGAGAGCGGGGATATCGTCATCTACTCGCGGTTCCTCTTGCCGGCAGGGTCTGACGTGCAAGTCGGCGACACCATCGCAAGCGGGGCGGCGCCGGCCACGGACGACTACCGCGAGATCACGAACGTCAGCACCGAGGGCGATCACCTGGGCCACGACTCGCACATGGTTGTGGAGGTGGCCGCGTGACCGACTTCGCCGCCGGGATGGCCGCGCTCGCCGAGCGCATGAGGGCGCAGAGCTTCAAGCTTGTCGCGGCCTTCGGTGAGGACATGGTGTCCCGCGTGCAAGACCTCGTGCCTGTCTTTCAGGGCAACCTGCGAATGAACGTCACGATGCAGGGCCCGGTCGACACCGGGGACGACATCGTTGCCAGGATCGGAGCTGTGGGGACCGTTGGCTCCCGGATGGGGCCCTCGTCGAAGCGCTCGGAGCGCGAGCCAGAAGAGATCGTCAAGCGCACTGCCACGCACGGCGGGTCGCAGATGGTCAACTACGCGATCCTCACTCACGAACTCATGGCGTTCTCGACCGGCCAGCAGGTGCCGCACGACCCGTTCCAGATGGGGCGCTCCGACATCGAGAGCGGAGGCAAGACGCTCGACGAGGCGCAGCTCGGCATCGAGCCCACTGACGGCGACCGCGGCGGTCAGTTCATGCGCCGGCCACAACTCAACGGAGAGGCGAACTCGCGGCGCTGGAAGGATCTGGCCTCGACGCTGCTGAGGCTCAAGGCATGACCGCACACGCGCTCTTCGAGGAGGACATGATCGACTACCTGGCCGCCAACGGCTTCGGGGTCGAGAACACGTCTCTCTTCCTCAACACGATGCCGGACTCTCCCTCCCCGTGCTGGGCCGTGCGCCCGGTCGGCGGCGGTAGCCTGGAGCCCAACGTCGGCGCCGTGATGCGCCGCTCCTCGATCCAGTTCCAGTATCGGCACTCGGACCAGATCGTCGGCAAGCAGGCCGTGAACTCGCTGGTTGACCACTTCCGGGGGAAGGTCGACTTCGCCGTCGGGACGCACCACGTCATGCACTGCAACCCGGCTCAGGAAGATCCGCCCATTACCTACTTTGATCAGCATCAGCCACGGCGCGCGACCTGGACGCCGACCGTGACGTTCACCTATTACCAGACTTGAGGTGACCCATGGCCGTCACTCCCGGCAACATCACCATCGGAACCTGCACCGCCATGTTCGACGGCGTCGACCTCGGCGCGACGGCCGGAGACGTCGTCGTGTCTCCGAACCCTGAGATCGCCCGCATCATCTGCGACAACTACGGCAAGGCCCCGCTGGGCGCCATCGAGGCCGGGCTCTCTGTCGCCGTCAAGGTGCCGTTGACCGAGCGGAGCTTCTCGCAGCTCGCGAAGCTCTACGACGGCTCGACGGTCGTGACCGATGGCGTCACGCCCACCAAGCAGAAGCTGACCATGGGCCGGCTCGTCGGCAGCGACCTGAACACCGGGACGCTCGTCCTGCACCCGCAGCACATGGGCTCCAGCGCCAAGAACTTCGACTTCACGATCTACAAGGCGTTCATCGCGGACGTGGGGGACTTCTCCTACAGCCCGAGCAAGCAGCAGGGCCGGATGGTCACCTTCGAGGCGATGGTCGACACCAGCCGCGCCGATGGCGATCAGCTCTTCTGCATCGGCGACACCAGCGCCACGGCCTGACTCTGAACCGGGAGGGACGAGGATGGCTCGCAAGACGCTCGACGTTGACGTGCTGGCACCGGAGCCGGACGTGTTCGTGTTCGGCGGTGTGGAGTACCCACTGGGCGACCTCGACAGTTGCAGGTGGGAGGACTTCGACCGTTTCGGAGAGGTCAAGCCGGGGATGCCCCGGGACATGGTTCACGCCCGCGTGAGTGCCGTCTCGCGGCTCCCCGTGGCGGTGCTTGAGAAGCTGACGCTTCCGCAGTTCCAGGCGGTGGTGGAGCACATCATCGCCCCTTTGGCGGAGAGGGCCCGGGCGGCCAGGCAGCAGGAGGAGAGCAGCCCGAGCCCTTCAGTCGCACCCGAGCCTGTGCCCGCCTTGCCCACCGATACGGCTGGAGCCACGGAGAAATCAGAGGACTGACGCAGCCGCAATTCCTGGCCTACTTCCGCGAGGCAGAGCGGATCAATCTGGAGGAGCAGCGGGCGGCGATCGGCCTGTACCACTCGGCGGACTCGCAGCAGTACGCGGAACAACTGGACCTGGCGATCAAGCACTTTGACGGGCCGAAGACGATCAGCCCGAGCGAGGCCGAGACGAACATCGAAGCGCTCGCGGCGCTGATGGGAAGGAGGCGATAGACAGATGGCGGATACCCTGGACCTGGGCGGCGTCGTGATGTCCATCGCCGTGTCCGGCCTGTCAGGCTTCGCCAGGGACAGCGCCACGGCTGGCGTTGCGGCATCGTCTCTCGGAGAGATCGTCACCAGGACGATGGCCCAGTTCAGCGCATTCAATAAGATCGTCGGCGCGGCCGGGCTGGCGATCACCGGGTACTACACCGCGCTCGGAGGAATCCGTCAGGCTGCCGGAGGGGCGATCTCGTTCCTCGGCACAATCGGCTCTGCGTTCAAGCAGGCCGGGGAGTTCGCATGGGGTTTGGTCAAGTTGGCCGTGCCGGGGATCGCCTCTGTCAAGGACGCGCTCTTCGGGCTCGCATCGACGGTCGGCGGATACCTGGAGACGGCGCTCGCGCCGCTCCGCATCATCTCGAGTTTTATCGGCGACCTCGTCGGGGCGCTCGGAGAGATGGCAGCAGGCGCAGCGAAGGCGTTTATCGGCTTCGGGATGGTCGCTGCCAACGCGGCGCAGCAACTCGTTGTGTTCGCGCTCGACGTGCAGAACATCATCGACGGCACGGCGGACCTGGCCAGGGCGCTGGGGACGACGAGCGGAGAGGTCAACCTTCTTCGGTCGGCGTTTGCTGGGGTCGGCATCGAAGGCCAGCAGATGGCCACGATCATCAACCGCCTCACGACGCAGGCAATGAACGAGTTCACGAAGAGCGGGGAGAACGCGGTCAAGACGCTCGACCGGCAGGCTGCGGCGCAGGATGCGGTATCGAAGGCCAACGTCTCTTACCGTCGCACGGTGGAGGACGCGACCGAGACGCTCAAGAAGGCGCAGGAGAGCTACAAGCAGCACGCGCAGACGCTCGACGCACAGCGGGCACTCAAGGCGTCAGAGGCTGTTTACGTCAAGACCGTGAACCGCGCATACGAGGACTACCAGACCGCGCTCGGCGGGGCGAACGAGAAGATGCGGATCGCCGGCGTTGAGGCCGAGAAGCTCCAGGGCCCGCTCGGTCGCCTCGGCGTTCAGCTCACAGACCAGAACGGAGAACTCAAGACCGCGGTCCCGCTGTTCTTCGAGGTGGCGCGAGCCATCGCAGCCATCACGAATCCGACCGAGCAATCGGCTCGGGCTATCGAGGTCTTCGGGAAGAACGCGACCAAGATCCTCCCGATCTTGAAGGAAGGCCCGGAGGCCGTCGAGAAGTACCGCGCCGAGATCGATAAGCTCGAGCTGAACTTCACGAAGCTCGAGACGGATGCCGCGGCCAAGGTCGAGTCCGGCATGTACCGGATTCGGATGGCCTTCGAGGGCGTCAAGGTAAGCATCGGCGCTCCGCTCCTGAACCCGCTTTCTGTCGTGCTGGAAAAGCTCGTGAGCTTCACGTCGAACACGCTGGCCGCGGCCCGGGCGAGCGGAATACTGGCTCAGATTCAGCAGACGCTTGCGACTCCGTTCCAGATCGCTGCCGGGGCTCTGACTGCCGCCGACAATGCCGTCTCAACATTCGTGCAAAGCATCGGATCTGGCCCTGAGAGCACGAACAACAGAGGCGGCCCTGCGCTGTCCAACGTGCTGACGAAGACGCAAGGCAAGGCGTCAGAGCTTTCGGTCTTCATGGGTGGCCCGTTCGGGCAATCATTCGTTCAAGTGGGCTCAAAGGTACAACTCTTGGGCGGCACCATCGACGAGCACAATAAGAAGATCGAGAGAGCCGCCACGGTATCGAAGCTGGCGGAGGTTGCTACCGAGAAGTTTAGTGACATTCTTCGTGACGTTGCTGGAGCGTTCAAGGAGGCTGACAAGAAAGGAACAGGCTTCTCAGGCATGTTCGATATCCTGATGCGGAAGTGGTCTGCGAACAGTCCCATTGTCGCGCGCGTCACCACGGTGCTTGAGAAGATTCGATCTATTGTCTCCGGCATCGACTTCAACGGACTCGGCCGCTCGTTTGCGTCGATGATTGATTCTATAGTTCAGGCTGCTCCAGCGCTAGTGTCCGTAGCCGAGACAATTGCCAAAGGAATGATGGTGATCGTCAGTTCCGCGATGTCCGCAGTCGCGGCGCTGGCCCGTCTCGCTGCGGAGATGGCTCGCGCTCG